AAGTGCTACCGTTGTTAGGGTCTGTCTTCTTAACAGTTACTACTTCTGCGGTATAACCTTCTCCATACGGATCAGCGTTGCTGTCGTTTTTAGCTTCTTCGTTCAACGCGTTAACATCAAACACTTGTGCAATACCTTGGTTCGCTAAGTAGTGTTCGTATACATCGTCACCTGCTTCCAAACCATTTAACTCACGGTACGTAGCTTCATCAATACCGGGACGTAGCGCTAGTGCAGCAGCTTTGTTTGCACCAGAATATACGGGTTTCATAGCTGCATTGAGGTCATCAATATCTGACATTAGATACTGTGTTTCCTCGTTATATGCGTCTGTCAGCCCTTCGATTTGCGGATTGTACTGATTGTACGTAGCCATAAAGGCGTCCATCTGAGGCTTATATGTATTCTTATAGTCGTTTTCTAGTGCTACGGCGTAGTTGTTATACGCAGCAGAAGCTATGTTAGCAGCGTTTTGCGTTTCTTCTGAAGGGTTCGCGTTAAATGCGTCTACGGCTTGGTTGTACACATTTTTTAAACGGTCTTGTTCTTGTATCTTACCGTTAAGTTCGCTTCGTACTCCGTTAAATCCTTCGGCAGCATCAGCCGCTTTACCCACCGCAAAATTAAGTGCATTTGCAGCATCTTCTGTTTTCTTAGATGTCCCTGCCACTTTATCTATCGCAGCATTTACAGGTTTATCAACAAGCTCTTTAAGAGCCTCCATTCCATATTCGTCCCACTTAGCGAAGAACGCTTCGCTAGACATAGAAGGGTTACCTGACAAAGCCGCAGTCGCCGCATTTGTTAAGGCGGAGGTCATAACTTCGGCGGTCTTGTCATCCATTCCTGTATTTTCAGACAAGAACTTGGACATAGTTTCAGATACGCCGCTGTATTTGCCAATTATACCCGCGAGCTGTGTAGAAGAAACTTCGCCACCTGTAAGTTCCGCAGTAATAGACGCAGTAATACTGTCTTTAATACCATCTTGAAGTTTCTCCCAACCGCCTATAATTGGGTTGCCTTCAACGTCTATACCGCCCGTAAAGTTTTCAAATTTTGCATCTATTTTATCAGCTACTGAACCGAGAGTCGCCCCAACCGCGGCGTTTAACCCTCCTGTAGCAAAGGCTTTTAATGGGTCTTGCCCGTACACAACAGCAACAGTGGCAGATTTTACGCCACCTTCTATGCCTTTTTGCAGTGCAACTTCCACAGTGCTATTAAACCCTGCGTTAGCTATGGCAGGATTAACAAACTTAGAAGTAACTCCTGCTACCTTACCTGTAGCATAAGATATAGCCGCAGCTTTAACTACATCCCCAAGATCGCCTCCGTTTGCAGCTACAGCCGCACCGTCAATAAGGGGTAGCGCCCACGCATTACCTGTAGCCACGGCTGCAACTTTAGCAATAGTAGCGATAGGGTCATCTAATGCAGCGTCAATAATATCTCCAACACCGCTTAGTACAGGGTCAACTATTTCGTCTACAACCCAGTCAATAGCATCACCAACAACACCGACAACATCCTCTACGACATCTACAACACCACCAACTACGTCTTCGACAAGATCAACTACTGCACCCATTACATTATCTCACTCAATGGTGTTTCTCCCAAAGTAACATACGCCCTTGATCCGCCCGAGGCTTTTCGACCCACGGCGATTTCACTGTCACCCTTATCTGTGTACCGTTTCCAAGCCCTAAACGCGCTATCGTATATATCTCCATCGTAATCAGCAACGTAGCGTTTTATACCTTTTCGCTGCATATAAGTGAAATACCGCAAACCATTGGCTATGAAGTTCTGCGCAGTATCAACATTAAACGCACGCCCCCACATAAGGTCTTTGTCTTTACCTTTACCCCGATGTCCAAGGAACACCGTGTTACCTATCTGCACCATGTCCGCGTCTTCCATATTCATCTCTTCTACGATACTAATCATGGCTGCTTCTGTGCTGATATTTTTTGGGGCTAACTCTCCAACTACGGTGGATATTACTGTAGGTGCTGGTAGTGGTTCTGATTTACTATCTATTACAGTTAACATCCTACACCTCCGTAGAAAAAATTGCAGCGGAATAGATATTACCCATGCCAGCGGCTAGACTAAGAAATGGCCCTTGTGGGGCTGGCGCATCGTAGGACAAGAACACGTCATCGTCTTCAGTCCTGTTGAGGATTTGTGGTACAATACCGCATTCCATGTCATTTAGCAACAGTCCTGTCTCCAATAACCCACTAGCGCTCAACGTATGCCCTATTCGAGGTTTGTACGATGTAGCTACAAACTCACTAAGACTACGATGCAGCGCGGCTTTTTCTGCTTTGTTATTAGCATCTGTTCCAGTTCCATGTGTCTTTACCACCTTAACGTCTTCCTTACGTACCCCCGCTACATGTAAGGAACCGTCGATAGCTTTAGAGTAACCTTCGCCATCAGGGCGTTGCCCAAGAGGGTTTGTGTTGTTCTCCGCAGATGTATACGCACCTAAAAACTTGGCCATAGGCGTAGACATGCCCGCATGTTCTTTCTCAAACACCGCTAGTGCGGCCCCCTGACCCACATGAAACCCTGTGTTGACGCCATCAAAAGCGGATGGTTTGCGATCAGGTTCTTCTGATAGTTGTATGTTAGCTTTAGCATCCCCAAAAAATTCTAGTGAAGGTATGCACACAGAATCCTCGCCCGCCAAGACAATAACTCTATCAAACCCGTAGTGCCAAAACAGATTCTGCATATCCATAAGCACTTTTAAACTAGAAGCGCAGGCACTAGCGTCTGTAGAAACGTGGTCGTGTACGTGAAACATGCTGGCTATCCGCCCTGCATATATGTTGGTGAGCGTTATAAACGGTATCTTGGTTTTATAGTGCAGTTCCGCGTCAGTATTCCTATCGTACCGCCCACTTGTGCCCATCCAGCCTTGACTACCTGCAGCAAATATAAACGCGGTCTTACCTTTGACTGGGTTATCTATGACATAATCTATTGTTTTTTGCAGGATAACTTTGTCAAACGCTTTATGCGGCGGGTAGAACAACCCTGACTTAGCACGTCTAAAGGTATCTTTTACAATGTGTACGCTCTGCGGAAACGCTATGTCTTCGTAAGTAGTCTTCTCCGTAGTGCACAGTGTTTCACAATGTGTCATGTATATCATGTGACAGACTCCATAGCGGCTTCTACAGAATCAAAGTCTTTATTTTTGTTTTCGAGCATATAATCTCGCACTTCCCGCAAAGAGCCTACGGGTATGTTAAAATCATCTGCTTCTGGTATACCGTATATGTCAGATATAAGCACTAAGGTAAGTGTTACATCTAGGCTATCTAACCCAATGTCTTCTTCTTTTAGGGTTACATCTAGTGATTTAGGTTTAGTGTATTTATCTAAGCGTGGTTTAGTTTCGCGGACGCAAGCGTCGAATAGTTCTAAAAAGTCCATTTTGCACCTGTCTGTTAAGGGTGCTTTTACTATACATTGCTAATAAAGGAGATGTCTATAGACGCTGATGGTACGCCGGGGTGTGGTGACGTAGCGGCCTCTGTGTGTAAGTTTAGCTGAGTGTCTCCTGTTGACCAATAGACCTCTATGTAGTCATTTGCTACCAAAGACACAGTAAATCCCCAGTGCACAACGTAATCGTCGTTACCTTTTACATCGAACATATGTCCTGAATACGCTATAGCACTACCGTTCTTTTGCTCCCAAACAGTTACAGGCGTCTCGCTAGAGTTATTATGCTCTAACTGCAATGTTACATCAAACTTGTACACCCCGGGGTTTTGCACGTTAATCCTACTATTATTAGATAGAGTAACTGCGCTGTTGTATGAGGTGTTATTAAACGTAACTGCGTAGCCTGTGTTAACCACAGACGCAGTTTGATCCTGTGTACTGTAGAACGCTGCACAGGGGTTGTACAAAAATTTACCACCCGCATCAGTGCTAAGTAAAGTGTTCAACGAGTTCACAAGGCGGTTAAAGAATAGCCGTAGCACGTTGCTATTCTGATCCATGTACGGGCGTTCATAACCTTCAGGTGCTAGCGGGAGCGCAGGTGTAGCTACCTTATCAATTTCGTTAGGCATTACCGTCTCCCATCAGGGCGCATGTCAATCCTCGGCGCACCTAGCTGCCATGTCACGCCTTCCTCTGTAGACTCTACTTTTATAGCGAGCTGCCTGCCTCGCACGCGGGTGTATATCTGTCCCGTATAGGCTTCTACAGGTAGCACAGCCGTACGTGTTACCGTACGTGAATTACTGCCTCCCTCCGATGCAGGGCTGTTGTACCCAGACCCAGAGTTAGCTAATGGCAACAGCGTTATGGTAGCACTAGGCGACCCTACAGTAGACCCATCAAACCGAATGTCGGGTAGGATACGCCATATAAACGCAAACTGATGTCCGTCTTCCAGATCAAATTCTGCGGAAGCCACATACGCATTTATAGGTGCAGTTACGGCTGTTTCATTGTCATCCACACCTTCTTCGTGGTTCACAAGGTTGTAAGTGTATGTAGCCGCTAGTGGGTTACCACGCAGGCCAGAATCAAGCCAAGCAGTACGAGCCATTGTGCCATAATACCAAATGTCTTCAAGGTAGTTATAGACCACGTAACGGTTTATATTTGTTTGGTCTGTAGAGCAGTAGAACCACCACACTTCGTGGTATGACTCGTTAGTACCCGCAAACACTTGGTCATACTGTTGCTCGTTAAAGTCACCAAAGATAAACTTACGGAGGTCACAACGTAGCGGCTGAGTACGTCCATCATATTTATAGAACTTATCTTTACCCATCCAGTAGGCTACACCATTTGCATACGCTACGCAGTTCTGGGACGCCGTGGAGATATTTTCACCTACAAGCTGTGCTGACCATACTACAGGAGCACCTACATACTGCATGGAATACAACGCTGCATCGGTCCAAACTAGAACCTCCTGACGCGCTTGTTTAGAAGCTATGATCTCAGTACCGCGAGATAACGTAAGGAACCCTGCCTGTGACGTAACAGAGGGTGTCCAATCTACTGCGCTACCTTGGTCTGACCACCGTACTAACATTGGATTGACTGTAGAACCGCCAAACTCATTTGCACCGAACGCAAATACGAAGCGGTTAATGTCTGATATTTCAAGTATACGTTGGCTTGTAGGCACGTTACTGGCACCGCTAACTGTGGACAACTCTACACCGCGAGATGTTAAACCACTGGTTGCATCCCAATAGTAGATAGGCCCACCACGAGGTCCGAAGATAAGGTCTTCGCCGAAGTTAGATTGGCTCCAAAGCCGTATGGACTCTGTAGATGTATCGCCTACACCCCACGTACCAGAACCCCACGAAGATGCGCCCCAACCTGTTAAGGGTATGGCAAACGCCGTACCTACGTTGATTTGATACGCGGCAGTTACTGTACCACCACCTGTTGCACTAGAAGAGGCTGCGGAACCCGCGTCTATTGTATACTCATTAGTAGTTGTGGTCAGCGTTATCTGGTATTCACCGTTCAGTGTAAGTCCGCCTACGGCACTAGCACCACTATATGTAACAAAGTCACCATCTGTGTACCCACCATTTGCATCAGTAACGATAACAATAGGAGAACCTGAAGTCGTTTCAAACGGGTTAGTCAGCGTCACTGTAGCGCGTAAGGGGGTAATATCGTTGTACGCCCCGCCGTTATCGATGTAGAATTTTAAGTTAGTACCCACACCAATAAGGTTTTGACTGCCGAGAGTTACCCAGTTCCAGAGTGACCTAGCTACACCTTGAAACACTGTAGCAGATATACGTTGCCATCCACCTATCTTCTCCGGTGTACCCTGTCTAAAACGAATTTTATCGCACTCGTACCAGCCACCTTCGCTTGTATAACGTGTGTTTTCGCGGTTCACACCAGACTTCAAAAGTAGCTTTTTTAAGGGCATATTACACCAACCAGTCGTATATCTTGTTTGTTTCTTTGATACGGTGGTCTAAACCTGTGTACCCACCGTTAATCCTTTTTGTTAATCGTTTGATGGTGTCGTCATTTACACCTTCATCGCATATTTTCCACAGCTTGTTGGAGTCAAAAAACCATATAGCTGTATCCATTGCGTATTCTTCCTCGAGTAAAGAAGGGTCTTGAATGACTTCGGGTTTACCCATATCAGCCGCAAACGCTTTGACGTTGTTATATCCAGTTAATTGAAGGAACCCGCGGCCTACGTATAGACTGGCTTTTTCCTTGGAATCATTGCCCATACGACCAAAATACACGTTTTCTGCCAGTGCTTTTGGGTTACGCTCATATGGCTTTGCGCTTTCTTCAGTAGGGAAACGGCTAGGCCATACCTTCATCATAGCCTCCGCACTGTAGTTTAGGTTCTCTCGAGTATAACGAAATGTACCACTCTCATGCACAACCTGACCTAAAAGGTGTGCACCGCGCTCTGGTGACAGTTCGTAATGTGATACAATACCGCGTGCTGTATTGGGGCCAAACGCCCCATCTGCGGTGCACCCACATTTTTCTTGTAGTATCTTTAACGCATTGCTCATTTTATTTTCGCTTTCATAAACAAAATTACCCCATAGATAACAAGACCAAAGACTGTAGCCACGGCAACGTCTATTAAGTGTTCCCTCATGTGGTATATAAACTCTATACCAGCTTGAACATCACCCTGACTAGCAGAAGTATTTACCTCTACATTTTTAGTGCCGTTGAATGTGCCAATGGTCTGCTCCATTTTACCTGCCGCCTATCATACCATTATGGTCCCGAGTTATATACTTTAGGTCGTTCTCCATGACAGCAATGCGCTGTTTAATACTGTTGATAGCACCAATCGCCATTGTCATACCTGCAATCTCATCCCACAGGTCATCAACTTCCTCAAACGCATGGTTTAATTCTGAGGCATTGGCCTCAACGTCACGCTTTAGATTAATATTGTCTTCAATAGCCATGCGAGAGCCTAACTGACTTACAGTCTCTTCTAGGCTAGATATTGTTGATGCCTGCTGAGATACCCACCAGACGCCTCCTGCTAATTGAACTGCCATCGCGGCGACTAGCGCCAGTGGTAATTTAACATTTTCCATTATTTCCTCTTAAACATAGCGGTTGCCCCGCGCACACCAAAACTCGCTGAAATTGCGATACCTAAACTATAAAAATACCAGTCGGGCGCTTTGGAAAGCTGCTCAAACCCCTTGTCAACCCAACCTTCTGTGCCCGGAATAAACGCTAAAACAAGGGGGATTGACAGGACAATTACGAACCATTCGTCTTTCCAGCTTGACTTAGAACCCTCTGCCATGATGCGTTCCCAATCGGCAACGCTTGTCTTTTCTGACAGTAATATCTGAGCTTTTGCCTTTGCCTCTGTGAGCTTTAACTCCGCGGATGCGGCGTTCTTATCTGCTTTTCCTTGCAACCAAGAGCCTGCGAGATTTGCTACTGGACCTATAAGTGCTTGTATCATTTCGACTCCTTACCCATCCAGATACCGAAACTTCCTGTGAAAGCCCCAGTTACAACGGATATTAAACCCGCCTGAGAAACAGACAAGTCAGGTTGAGATAATGCCCACTCTAGGCAACGTATATACATAATGGTTGTTACCAGCATCATCAGACGCGGTAGGACTTTCCATTCGTCAAGTTTTGTTGCCATCGCGTTTCCCCTTCTCTAACCACGCTTTTGCTATTCCGCTGTGATGCGTTATTATAACTATTTTTCCGTCTTTGTCACATACAATGTATTTTCCTAATTTATTCTTGTATAACTTCACCACTTGTCCATATATCTACCAACGCCAAAGAGAGTAGCTACAATGCCAAAAATGGCTAACAGTCCTGCAAGGCAGTACATAATAACCTCTACAAGCTCTTCGCGGTCTTTTTCTTTTTGTTTTTGTGCAGCCTTGCGAGCTTTTCTTGCTTCGGCTTGGTATTGCTGCCATCGGTCCCAAGTACCGGGTTTTGCATACAAGCGGCAAAAAGATTCTAGCTCACGGCGCTTTTCTCTTATATCTTCAAGGGCTTGAAACTCTGCCCAGTCACCCTCTTGACCACCTGTTATGGCAGTAATAGGAGAATTCTTCTTTCGCTTTACAGCTTCTTTTAGTTCATCTTCGGCGGATAGAAACTTACCTACATGACCTACAAGACCGTTTACTTCACGCCCGTTCTCTAGGCACTGCTTGATTACCGAGTATGCGGCGTTTGCGGCGGCGATAGTTTCTAAAATCGCCATGACGGTTATCGCTCCATTAAACGATCTATTTTTTCTTCAAGGCGATCAAATTTATTCATAATTTGCGAAAGGACTTCAGAACTGTCAGTCTTTGTGACATATTCTTTGGCCATTTCTTCGCGGGTTCTGTTCAACAAAATGGTGACGCGCTTTATCTCATCGTGTTGAGATTTAATCCACCACCCTAAACCGCTGATCACTGCGGCAAATACCATGTTCAAAAGCGCGTCCATTTCCATTATTCAGCAGCTTCCTGTGCTGGCTCTTCCAACGATTTCGTCAGCATATCCATAAAGGCTTGCTTGCCGACTGCGAGTTGGTCGAGGTTAAACTGCGCCGAACCCATTTTCCGGTCCAAGTCAGCAACGTGGTTAATCATTACCTTTTGCTGATCTGTCAGTTGGTCTTCAGTGTAGTCAGTTCCGTTGATCGAAATGGTGTTTGTTTTTTTCTCAGCCATCGTGATCTCCTTTTAAGTTGATGTTAAAATTATTCTGCCGCCCAAGGAACGCCAGATGAAGTTGTTGAAGATGCTATCTTTTTAGTGATAGATTTTGTTATTAAGGCTTCTACTTTAGCACCTTCTCCGTTAGCCTTAATCCACCCTAAAACTGTAGTTTCCTTTAGATCGTCATACGGAACAAAACCACTTGCCGTATTATCTGGCATAGTGTTTTTAAATACCGTAGAAGTTTTTGTTTGTGGTAGTTGACCTTTTGTTGGGTCATCATCCTTTAGTGTAGGAGCATAAACTTCTGGAGTTACTGTAATTGTCTCTCTGTGTCTATATTCCCCTGACCGACTGTGACTTATCTCAGTGTCTTCATCTGCACCAACGCACTGCCAATCAACCCTATACACCGCACCTGTTTCAGATACTCTGTGCATTTCTTTGACTGACCATGTAAATGTAATTGCCATGTTTTTCTCCTTTTACCAAGGTAATTGCTTAACTGCTTGTGCTGGCGGCACTGGAGTTTTTTTAACAGAAATAATATTTGCTATGTGGGTTTCATGCCGTGAAATTTCTTCAGAGCCTATTACGCTTTTTACCCAATCTACGACTTGATCTTTAGTTAAATCAGCAAAAGCTGTAAAAGAATCTCCTGCTTTTAAATCGGAACATTTGCCTTCTGATATTCCAGTGTGATCACCGTCCACACCATCAACACGAAAATAAATATCCGTTACAAAATCTGTTTGCGGCTCTTGGGAAACCCGCATTTTTTCTATACTCCAAGTGTATGTGATCGCCATGTTTTATCCTTCCAATACTGCTAAACGTGCTTCAAGTGCATCATTTTTTGCGGATAGCTCTTGAATGGCTTTAATCATGTGCCAAGTAAGTTCGTCGTCTTGAACAGTGTGAATACCTCTATCGTCTGTTCCGACTGCACTTGGTATAACAGCCTGCAACTCTTGAGCTATACAGCCAACTTGAACTCCGGATTTATCTATAGCTATCTGGTCTTTGTCGTAAGCCTGTAATGCTGAGTCTGTTATTTCGTCAGGGGTTCTATACTCAAAGTTTCTAACCCTGATTTGATTTATCTCTGTAAGGCCAACTGTGCTATCGGCAATATTCTTTTTTATTCTTTCATCAGAAGTTGTGTTCCAACCTGATGTGTTGCCTGTGTTATAAACACCACCAGCACCAATTACCCTAAAGCTATTATTAGAAGCAAAAGTGCCTATCCCTGAACCTAAAGACACTGCTCCAATACGACTTGTATTGTCTGTGTCAGCATCCTTACCAATGCAGACGTTACTATTTCCAGATACTAAATTATCTCCTGCTTGATACCCTAAGAATGTATTGTAATACCCTTCTACAATAGAAGAACCAGAAGCATAGCCAACAGCCACGTTATTCATATTATTTGCGGATGAACCCGGAGCATTTTGGCTTTGTAATGCGTAGTTACCAATGGCAACATTGCGACTTCCCAAATCGTCTGCTACTAAAGCATTTCTGCCAATAGCCACGTTATATACGCCTAAAGTCATTTGCTGCATAGCTTGGTAGCCAATGGCTGTGTTGTCTGCATTTTGAGCAGCGTTTAGAAAACGCAGTGCTCTGTACCCAATCGCAACATTTCCGTTATGGTCGTCTTCTGTTTCCAGTGCTTCACGCCCAATGGCAACATTGTAACTTCCTGCTAAAAGTCCAGCCCCTGCTTGGAAGCCCGCCGCAACATTTGATCCCCCCGGTGTTA